GATAGGTGTTTCGTGCTTTAGGTCAGCCCGCCAGATATACTTGACGGCGTTGCCTAGGTTGAAGCCCATATGCTCGACCACATCAATACATTCGATGCCAGAGGGGTGGGCCGTATAGTGGGGCGGGTGGTTAATCAGGTCGGGACTAGGGGGGTCCTGAACTAGATGGGGATAGTCGTTCAGAAAGGCTAAGTAACTTTGTTCGTCTTTGATTTCAATCCTCATCGCCATCTAGCTCCTCTGTTACACCCATCTGATCCATCAGGGCGTCCTTCCTTTCCCAGATAACCTCCTCTAAGAGGTCGATCAGGATCTCTGGTTCCATATTAAGGGCCTCCACAAGCTCCTCAGGTGTGTAGTATAGAGACACCCGAGCCTTTAATTCATCAAGTGGAATACGCATTTCGAATTGCCTCCATACTAATTGTTTCTAGGTCATAGTCTCCGTTACACACATTCCTTTTAACGATAATCTGAGACCGCCACATCGCATTGGCGGGCCCTGCATAGTCCATATGGTAGTCAGCGTAGACTCCAACAACGAGTCCATGAATATGATCTTCACCTCGGCTTCGGATGCAATGATCGTATGTGTGAGCGTGCCCTTGGGTACTAGACTTATGACGTTTTGCCAACAGAGTGTAGGCGGGATGCTCGCCGGAGATAGGACGTCCCATGATCCCCGAAGTGAAGTAATGGCAGTAATCAATCCCGTCAATGTCAACGGGTTTGAGAAACGGATACTCCTCCCACCCGTACTCTTTACTTTGTAAGTCCTTTGTCGAAATAACTCCTTCAAGAACCGCATCTTCGTTCACCGCTCGGTTGATTCTGTTTTCGTGGTTGCCAAGCAGTCGGACCTTTCGGGGTAGCTTCTTCTTGGCTCGCCTCAGGATACGGTCTACTCGGTCTTGGGCCTCTACTCCGGCCTCAATGTCTTTGTTATACCGCCTACCTTCAAAGCCCTTGGTGCCCTTATCGTAAGAGCATAGAGACGGCATATCCCACCAATCCCCGATGTCAACTACTACGTCGGGTTTGATGTCAAGGATCAGCTTTGCCAGCCAATCGTATCGGTCGTTGTTGAAGTCAGGGTGGGCGTGACTGTCGGGGATAATAAGGTGTGTACTCATTCATCAATCCATTCCTGTGGGATCTCAATTCCATTGGCCCACTTAAAACCATTATTCTCTGCCCACTTTGCATACGTTGTTTGGCTTCCCTTCTTAATGGGGTTGTACGCATTGGCAAACAGAAAACGGATATCTTTATCTGGGTTCTGGTCTCGGGCCTTAACCATCTTGCTGCGATCTGTAGGCCTGAGATACCCCTTAGCTTCCACTAAGATACCGTTGGCGAGCTCAAAGTCCGGTGTATATACGTGGTCGCTTGAATAACAGAGCTTACACGACTCGTATCTAAACGGGACTTTGCGCCGCCTCAGGTTGCCTGCAATGTTTCGCTCAAAACCCGACCGAAAATTACTGGACTGTTTGGTCATCGGGGTGAGCCTCTTCTTCTCTGTGAACCGTCAGTAGGCGTTCAAAGGGGATAAGCAGCTCAATCGAAGAGGGGTCCACTGAGAACCCAACATAGGTTGGTGTCAAGATAGGGGCTGCCTTGATGTAGACAGTGTGAATAAACTCATCACCATCATCTTGGAAGTCAAAGAAGCGTACCTTGTACAAGTCAAAGGATTGACTGTCCGGTTGGATCGGGTTGCCACTCATGTCTGTAATATTACTTGTCAAAATGTCACCTCTTGTGTTCGTGGTTCTTTTTCTACGTGGGTAAAGTGCCGAGGACCGTCTGAGTATATAAAGGTCCGTAGGCCGATACCGTCATTGGCGTCCGACCAACAGTGCATCTTAAAGGCACAGTAACGGCAGCCCACATCTAGTTTCCGGTTACCCGAAGCGCCCTCTGGTACGTCAGTATAGCACCGGTCAGGGGGTTCGGGGGCCGCAAGGACTTCCCGGAGGTAGTCAATACGCTCTGAGACCTTGTAAGTTTCCAGCTCCTCCCAATCAAACTTACACAGTGTTAGGTCGCCTGTAACCTTTTGTACAGCCCAGAAGGCCCCGTCAGTCTTACCTAGGGCCTCACTGTAGCCCGCCAGCTGTTCCATGTACCCGAATGGGTCATCCTCGGTGATTGACCGGTCCTTGAACTTCTTAACGGCATACGGAGAGGCAGACTTAACATCTACTGTTACCCCATCAATCTTGGCATCTAGGTGGCCTAAGACCCCATTAAGGGTTACCTCGGCTTGTTCGTGTGAGACTTCGTGGCCACTCTCTCGGGCTAGGTAGAGTAGGATTGATTCCCACACATCGCCAAAGAGAAACATGATAAGGGTTTGAGGCCGTAAAACCTCGGGGTCTGGTCCTCCATCAACGCCATAGGTCTCGTAGTACAGTTGTCGTTCAGGTCTCCCTATGTTTGACATTCTCAGGCCACCGCTCTTGCGAGCTGTTGCGGCCTCCTTTAGGCGACGTCCTACAGTTTGGGCGATATCTGCCCCGAGGGCATCGAGAAGCTCTTGGGAGGGCTCCTCAACGCCGTCAGAGAACAGACCATAGACGTCCTCGATAAGGGTGTCTATGGATTTGGTTATGACCACTCCTCCTCAGTACCGTCTTCGTTATAGGTACCAAACTCTTCACGATCCCCGCCCTCATACTCAACGAGGTCGATAACCTGTAGGGCGAGGAGGCAAGGTTGCAGGCCGAACTTAGTATCGTTGATTGAGTAGTTGACCGCCACCTTAGAGCCGTTTCCGATCAAGACGTCTGGGTCCCACGGATTCTTCTTGGCATCAACAACCCGAATAGGTTGGTTACGGGTCTCACCGTCGTACTTGAACTCCTTGCGCTTAAGGGATACGAAGTCACCCTTCTCGTCACCTTTGTTCTTGATACGTTTACCGATACCTTGCTCCTTCCAGAGCTTCGCGGTATCCTTGTCAATGGCAATGTCAATCGACCATTCACGTTCGTTGCCGTCGTAGCCCGGCTTAGGGTCTTTGAGAACTTTAGCCCAGTAGGCAGTTCCTTGCATAATTGGCATCTTTTATCTTCCTTTTTGTTTGATAGCTATTCATCACTATAAGGTTATTATATCCCATTATAGGGTCGGTGTCAACAACTGTTAGTGCGTTTCACTCCAATTCCTTCCTATTTTATATGACCCCGTGATTGGCACCCTACATTCAAGGGACCTCCCGGCTTCTTCTAGCGCCATAACAGCGGCCTTTCCGACCGGCTCTGCGTGTTCTTCCAACACATCGAGCTGGCCCTCATCATGGATATCCCCGACTTTATGGGCATCCCATTGATTCTCTTTGGTCTTTCGGTCTAATATAATTGAGGTTTCCTTCATAAGGATGCCCCCAGCCGATTGACACTTGTAATTTAGGCGGGCATGTTCGGACGGACACCGTACATATCCCCCGTCAATTGTGCGGAGGCGGTCTCCCTCCCTCTCTAATTCCGCCAGCAACTTCTTGAGACCCGGTACAGCGTGCGTGAGGGCCTCTCTAGCGGCCTTTCCGGCCTTCGCCTTACCACCCACAATAGAACCCAGCTTTGCGTCTCCTGCCCCATACAGGAAGGCGTAGAAGAGGGTCTTGGCAACATCTCGGGAAACACCCACGGCGTCGGCATTAGATTGGTGTGGGTCACCCTCTAGGAAGTAGGCAGTTGCCTCGTCGTTACCTAGGTAGTGGCAGAGGATGCGGCCCTCTAGTGCGCTGGCATCATACCCGACCAGTACTCGGCCTGTGTTAGGTTCTACACCCCATAGGGATCGACATTCCTTGCCAAACTTGGCGTGGTTGCCGGGGATGTTGGCCGTATTGGGGTTCTGGTGTCTCATACGTCGGGTTGCAGCGCCGCACGTCATAACTCGACCGTGCATCCGGCTGTCGTCCCCTACGTGTTTGAGCCAGTTATCAACCATGTTGGCTCGCCCATTGTAGACAAGCCAGTCGGCCATAAGGCCCACCTCTGTTAGGCCAGACCTTTCAGCAAATTCGACAAGACTGTCTTCATCGACCTTGGGGCGTCCTTTGGGGGTGAAGGAGGTAGGCTTCCATCCCTTGTCGAGGAGGCGTTGTCCACGCTG